GTGCATTTAATTATAACAATGCAGATAATATATCACGTATGAACACCTTAAAGGTGGATCTTGACAAGCATCCCGAAGCACCAAGTATAGCCATGTTTCTAGGAGCCGACGGTGCTGCCGAATATTACAAGACTGGCAAGATCAGTCAAGACACCATTGACAGCAATCACGGCGAAGCTGCTGTGAGAAAAATCATTGCCACACGTACCAAAGACGCGCTTGATGCAATAGAGGCTCGTAAAAAACAACAAGAAAAACAAAAGACCAAAGAAAGCGCAGTGTCCGAAACTGTCCTGACTGTGAAGGTCATGCTGGAGACTGCTACCACACGTGATGATGTGCGCCGTATCAAAGACTACATCGATCGCCAATACACACGTCACGGACTGACTGATCCTGTGTCATTTGCTCAACGCAACCACTTGGTTGAACGAGTGATTGAGATCACTGCCAAACGCCTGCTCCAGACGTAAAGAACACACCTTAGGACCGGTACTCTGTTACCGAAAGTGTGGGGCGGCTGCTGCCCGGGAATGAACGATTCGCTACCTAGTAATTCCCAAAGTGAGCACATTTGTGTTGACTTTGCTGGCTGTATCAATTATACTTGTGTTTTATAGGAGACACTATGTCAGATAAATCTTTCAACGGCGATCAAAAGATCAAACTCACACAAATCATCAACGAAGGCATGCAGGTCATGCACGAGATTGATACCCTGCAAGGCGGACTCAACGACACCATCAAGGCCGTGGCCGAAGAATTAGAAATCAAACCTGCTGTGCTGAAAAAAGCCATCAAGATCGCACACAAAGCTGAATTTGGCCGAGCCAAGCAAGACCACGAATTGCTGGAAACTATTTTGGAAACCGTGGGTAAAACACTATAATCTATGGTTAGTGCTATTCCGATTAAGAAATTTCCAGGCAAATATTGCCTATCACCTTTTGTCATGATTGAAGTCACACTCAATGGTGATGTTAGGATGTGTGGGTGCGGTGCCTGGATGTCTACCACAGTCGGGAATTTAACTAGATCCACATTGCAAGAAATTCTAGGGTCTGACCTAGCCCAGAAAATTAGACAGAGCATTGTTGATGGATCGTATGTGTATTGCAATGAAAAATTTTGTGGAGTCATTGCCAGCAACGGCCTCAATGACATTGATACAGTTCCCCCTGATATAAGAGCATTGTTTGATGATGTATCAAAATTCGAGATGCCACATCACATTAGTTTTCAAGGCGATGAAACATGCAATTTAAGTTGTCCAAGTTGCCGCACCCAAATTAAAAAAACTCCCCTAGAGAAACAACAAGCACAACAACAGATAGGAAAAATTATCTCTGACAATCTATTTTCCGAGGCATCAGATCGAAAAATACGGTTAGAGGTGAGTGGTACTGGTGAAGTGTTTGCCAGCCCTATGTTGATGAATTTTATAAATTCCATTGATCCTTCTAAATTTCCCAATTTAGAACTGGCGATCGGCACCAATGGCCTGATGTGCGAACAAAATTGGCACAAGCTAGGCCCTATACAATCGGCTGTGAGAAAAATAACTGTCAGCATCGATGCTGCACAGTCCGACACATACGAAAAAATACGTCGTGGTGGCACATGGCCACAAATATTACAGGCCATGAAATTTTTACAGAATAAAAAACATCAACAAGGATTTGTCTTGCATACCAGGATGATTGTGCAACAGCAGAATTATCTTGAAATCGAACAATTTTATCAACTGTGCCAACAGCTTGATGTAGATGTAGTGGAATATTCAAGACTGCAAAATTGGAATACTTGGAGTGGCCTGGAGTTTAGATCACATGATGTGTTTAATCCAGCACACAGCGAACATGAGTCAGCATGTGCAGAGATTGCCAAAGTCAAGCAATTATCGGGCACCTGGTTTGCAGGATTATAAATATAATCGAGTCGCTCACGATACGAGCATGAATCACGGCCTACCGGCCATAAACGGAGAAATACATGAGTTATGTTGATGCACTTTATGATCGTGCGCACGATCGAATACACGTGGTTGAGCGAAAGGATGGCAAGAGAGTCTATCAGGAATATCCGGCCAACTACGTTTTCTACTACGACGACCCCCGAGGCAAGTTCCAATCAATCTACGGCACGCCGGTGGCAAGGTTTTCCTCAAAGAACAACAAAGAGTTCCGCAAAGAAGTACGGATGCACTCCAGCAAGAACATCTACGAGAGTGATATCAATCCCATCTTTCGCTGCTTAGAGGACAACTACAAAGGCCAAGATGGTCCTCGACTACACACAGCGTTCTTTGACATTGAAGTAGATTTTGATCCCGAACGCGGATTCTCACCGGTGAGCGATCCATTCAATCCGGTCACAGCCATCTCTGTGTATATGGACTGGCTGGACCAGATTGTCACACTGGCTGTGCCACCACGCCACATGAGCATGGAGACTGCTCAAGAAATCGCAGCTGAGTTTGACAACTGCTTTATGTTTGAAAAAGAAGCAGACATGTTGAACTCATTCTTGGACCTGATCCAGGATGCAGACATCCTGACCGGATGGAACAGTGAAGGCTATGACATACCTTATACAGTGAATCGTATCAGCAGGGTACTAAGCAAGGATGACACTCGGCGCATGTGTTTGTGGAATCAGTTTCCCAAGCCACGCATGTTTGAACGATTTGGTGCAGAGAACGAGACCTTTGACTTGACAGGTCGTGTGCATATGGACTACATGCAACTATATCGCAAATACACCTATGAAGAGCGGCACAGCTATGCACTGGATGCCATTGGTGAGTACGAAGAGATTGGTCGCAAGACTGCGTTCGAAGGCACCTTGGATCAGCTGTACAATCAGAACTTCAAGACCTTTATCGATTACAATCGCCAGGACACAATGTTGATAGGCAAGCTGGACAAGAAACTGCGTTTCTTGAGTCTAGCCAACACACTGGCGCATGAAAATACCGTGCTGTTGCAGACCACAATGGGTGCAGTGGCGGTGACTGAGCAGGCCATCATCGTGGAAGCTCATGAGCGTGGTATGGTGGTTCCCAATCGTAAAGAAAGACTCTCAAATGAAGACACTCAAGCCGCAGGTGCCTATGTTGCTTATCCCAAAAAAGGCATCCACGAATGGATCGGTAGTATCGACATCAACTCGCTCTATCCCAGTGCTATTAGGGCCCTTAACATGGGGCCCGAAACCATCGTTGGCCAACTGCGGCCCATAATGACCGACAGGCTGATAAAAGAAAAGATGGCTCGGGGAGACAGCTTTGCTGCTGCTTGGGAGGGCTTGTTTGCCAGCTTGGAATACACAGCGGTGATGGAACAGCAACGTGGCACAGAGATCACCATAGACTGGCAAGACGGATCAGAGACCATACACTCAGCTGCTGAGATATGGAACATGATTTTCGACTCAAATCAACCTTGGATCTTGAGTGCCAATGGCACTATCTTTACCTATGAGAAGGAAGCAGTGATTCCCGGCTTGCTCAAGCGTTGGTATGCAGAACGCAAGGACATGCAGAAGAAAGCCCGAGAATACGAAGGCCGGGACGATGTGCAGTTTGAGTACTGGGACAAACGCCAGTTAGTCAAGAAGATCAACTTGAACAGCTTGTATGGTGCTATCTTGAATCCAGGCTGTAGATTCTTTGACAAGAGAATTGGGCAATCAACCACTCTAGGTGGCAGATCCATTGCCAAACACATGGATGCGTATGTGAATGAGTGCATCACTGGTGAGTATGATCATGTGGGCAAATCAATCATCTATGGCGACACAGACTCATGTTATTTCACTGCATGGCCCATGCTGGAGAAAGAAGTGAAAGAAGGTCGTATGGAATGGTCTGCTGAGACCTGCATCGCGCTGTACAACTCCATAGCAGACCAAGTGAATGAATCATTCCCGGGCTTTATGGAACAGGCATTTCATTGCCCACGAGAGATGGGCGCAGTGATACGTGGCGGCAGAGAGATCGTGGCCAGAACTGGCTTGTTCATCACCAAGAAGCGTTATGCTGTGCTGTACATCGACAAAGAGAACAAGCGTGTGGATGTGAATGGCAAGCCTGGCAAGGTCAAGGCCATGGGCTTGGATCTCAAAAGGTCAGACACACCTGTGATAATTCAAGAGTTCCTGAGCGAGATTCTAAATAAGGTCCTAACAGGAACACAGAGAGAAGAGATCGTGGCGCGAATAAGAGAGTTCAAGTATGTATTCATGGAACGTCCGGGTTGGGAGAAGGGCTCACCCAAGCGTGTGAATAACTTGACCAAGTACAGAAAAGAAGAAGAGAGACTGGGCAAAGCCAACATGCCAGGACATGTGCGAGCAGCCATGAACTGGAACAACCTGCGGCGCATGAATTCAGACAACTACTCCATGCAGATCGTGGATGGCATGAAGACCATCGTGTGCAAACTCAAAGACAATGCCTTGGGTTGGACGTCAATTGGTTATCCCACAGATGAGATGCACTTGCCGCAGTGGTTCAAGGACTTGCCGTTTGACAATGATGGAATGGAGGCCACTGTGGTGGATCAAAAGATCGACAATCTCTTGGGTGTGCTGGGGTGGGATTTAAAATCCAGCACCAACACAGCCAACACATTTACCAGCTTATTTTCGTTTGAATGACACTGAGCCAACTTGTACAATTTAAAAATCAGATAGACGATCTCAAAGTTGATCCAGTGGGGTCTGAGGCTGTGCGGCATCTTGAGAACATAGTGCATCATGTGAGCAACAATCACATACGTGTGGAATCTGACATCCGCAATGTCACACAGGATCTTGATTTGGTCAAGCAGTCTGTGGATCAATTCCGGCAGTCGTTTGCCAATGTGTCTCGGTCGCTGCAACACATGGTTGAATCTCAAGATTCGGTCATGTATGATCACAGCATGCGGGTGTATCAGGAAGAATTCTCACAAGACACCGTGGAGCTCATTCTCAATCGTCAATTGCCAATCGATCAGGAAAGTGAAAACATCATGCTGGCGCGGGTCAAAAGCTATGCTGATTGGAGATTGCCCGGCATGATCATACGTCCTGCCACACAAGATTACATAGACAGCATGGTGTCGCTGGATCCGCTGTATCTGGTGGATCGTGATGCAGAATTGCTAGAGCCGGCCAAGCAAAGATACCTACCCGAGTATCAACGTCGCTTGCGTTTATACACCATAAACGATCATGGCAAGAGACCCATATTTAAAAACTTTCCTGAAAATCAGTTTGGGTTGATCTTTGCCTACAACTATTTCAACTACAAACCGCTGTCGGTGATCGACAACTACCTGGCCGAGCTGTATCAACTGCTGCGGCCCGGTGGTGTGTTGATCTTTACCTACAACAACTGCGACCTATGGCATTGTGTGTCATTCGCTGAAAAGAACTTCATGTGTTATACCCCAGGTGTGAAAATATGGAATCTAGCACACAAGCATGGGTATGAAGTGACCTTTGAACACAATGGGTTGTTGGATGCTAAATGGATAGAGTTGAAGAAGCCTGGCGAAATTGCCAGCATAAAAGGCGGTCAATCATTGGCCAAAATAGTTGTGGGTCAGTGAAAAAACCTATATACTATACACAATACAAGGAGATTAGTATGAAAGATTATCTATTAGATTTAGTTGAACACACATTTGACCTGGGCTGTATCAGCTTGGTCAAGATTGTTGGCACCGACACCGACACCAGCATGAGCGGCCTGGCCGAGGATTTGAGTGTGGTGGTGCAAGCGGACTTTAAAAATCCCGTGGCTGACTTCATTGGAACCTTTGGCATGCCCAATCTTGGCAAACTGAAGACCTTGATCAACCTGCAGGAATATCGTGAAGATGCCACGCTGACTATCACCAAGCGAGCCACTGGAGAGCCAGATGGTATCAACTTTGAAAACAAAGCCGGAGACTTCCGCAACACCTATAGATTCATGGCCAGTGAGATCGTGAATGACAAACTCAAAACAGCCAAGTTCAAAGGTGCCACATGGCATGTGGAATTTGAACCCACTAATGCTGCTATCCAGAGACTGAAATGGCAGATGACTGCCAATGCCGAAGAAGCCAACTTCACAGTTAAGATCGAAAACGGCGATTTGAAATTGTTCTTTGGTGATCACTCCACACATGCAGGCAACTTTGTGTTCCATCCTGGAGTGAAAGGCTCACTCAAACGTGCCTGGGCTTGGCCTGCTGCACAGGTGCATAGCATCCTGTGTCTCACTGGAGACAAGATCATGC